TCTCGCCCCAGTAGAAGACGCCGCCCGAGAAGAAGAACCGCTCCTTGAGGCTCCACGCCGCATTGACGGCGTTAATCGCCTGGACGCCGGACATCTGCCGGATGGGGAGCTTCTTCCGTGTGGGGAAGCCCCGGGCCTTGAGCTTCTTCTTCCCGACCCCGGCCTGGGCCAGGACGTAGGAAATGACCTCTTGCGGGGTGGTGTCGAGGAAGGTGTTGTTGATCTTCGTGTCCTCGAGGAGCAGCATCTCGTCTTTGAGGGTGATCTCGTCCGCGCCGCCGCCGTAGTTGTAGGGGCGGGCGACGAAGCCCGTGAAGACCTCCTCCATGACGCCGTTGTAGCCGAGTTCGATCGAAGCGGGGTCTTTTCGGGCGAAACTGATCTCCGGCTGGAATTGCTCGGTGAAGCGTATCTTCGCCCAATCAAAATAGGAAGACTTCGCGGAGAATATCTCAAACTCGATGCCCGCGTCCAGCGTGTAGGGCCCGGCCCGGGCCGCGATTTGTGGATAGAATAGCTCGAGCGTTTCCATGGCTCGACCGCCTCCTTCTTAGAATGGCATCGCGGCGACCTTTTGAAGGCCCGCGCTCCCGGCGTCGGTGACGGCGTCAGAAGCGGGAGACACTCCCCGATCTGTTGCGAGGTAGCTCTTGTAGTCTTCGGAGAGGCCGCTCGACGTTGTGCCGCCCCCGGAGCTGCCGGAGGCTTTACCCCCGGAGCCGCTCGCTTTGGTCGCCTTGACGGTCTGCGGGATATACTCCCAAAACTCGAGGGAGACGGTGATCTGCTCCTTCTTCGCCTCGGCCTTGTGAGAGAACCCCTTAAAAAGCACCTTGTCGATGCCGTGCTTTGCTGTGTCTTCGCTGACAATGGGGATGGGCTGCGGGACGGTCTGCCCAGGTTTACGGAAGATGGCCCGAACCGTCTCGAGCGCCTGGTATTTTGTCCTTGTCGGGGTGTCGTCGAGGATGAGCTCGACGGTGATCTTCGCGTCCTCGTAGCCCGTCGCTTGCTTTGGCTTTGTGGCGCTGCCCTCGACTTCCTGCTCGTCGATCTTTGCGGACTCCTTGACCTCGATGCTCTTGACAAGGCCAGGGAGGACGACGCCGTTCACTTTGACGAGTTGGTCTTCGACATAAATCACGGTTCGCCCTCCCTTCCCTTATACTGTGACGGCCTCGGGGTCGTCCGCCGTCTCCTCGCCGCCGTTGGCGTTGGCGAAGTCCTCGACCTCCTTGAGCAGCTCGAGGAGCTGTTGCAGGTCTTTGATCTTCTTGAGGTCGACAGGGATGAGCAGCTTTTGAATGATGACTTGCTTCGCCCCGTTCCCGTCGTCGGAGTTGCCGCCGTTGTTGTTGCCCTTGCCCTCCCCGTCGCCGGAGAGGGAGACTTTCTTCGGGGGCTCTCGGTTGATGGTCGGCTTCGGCTTCTCGTCCTCCGCCGCCTGGGCCATGTTCCCCGGTATGGGCTCGACCGCCGCGTTGAGTGTGGTCTTCTCGAGGACATTGTTCGCCATGCCGAGGCCCTTCTCAATGGCCTGGGCCGGGGCGTTGGAGGCTTTCTCGAGCCCGCCCGCGTAGGTCGTCATCGTCCTCTGGCCCGAGAGGGTCAGGGTCGAGAGCGGGCCTTCTTTGGCGTCGGAGAAGGGGAGCATATTTCGGATGCGCTGTAACCCGCCCTTGACCGCGTCGACCGCGCCCGTGAACGCCGACTTGATACCGTTTGCAAAAGTCGAGATGACCTTCTTCCCGGACTCGAAGAACCACGAGACGGCCCCCGTGACGGTGTTCTTGACGGCTGTGATGCCGTTCGAGAAGGCCGTCTTCACGGCCTCGAACCGCTCCCGGACGCCGGAGGCGATGTTCGTGACGCCGGAGACGAATTTGTCCTTGATGGCCGTGAGCCGCCCGCCTGTCAGATTGTCCAGGAACGAGAAGCCCGCCGTATAGATGCCCTTGACGCCCTCGATCGCCGCCGCTGCCGCGCCGCGTATGCCGCCGCCGTGGGACTCGTAGGCGGAGCGCATATTGTCGAGCTTCTCGGCGACGGTGTCGCGGGCCGCGCCCATAACGGAGCCGATCACGTTGCCAATGCCGGAGAAGATCGCCTTCGCAGTCTCGAACGCTGCGCCCAGCTTCTCGCGGAAAAAGTTGAGGATATTATTGACGAGATTTCGGAACCACTCGCATTTGTTATAGAGCAGCACGATCGCCGCTATGAGGGCCGCGATGCCGATGACGACCCATGTGACCGGGTTCGCCAGGAGTGCCGCCGTGAAGCTCCAAACGCTTCCTATGAGCGGTGAGAGCGCCGCTCGCGCTATTCCGAACCCCGCCTTGAGTATCTTGAAGGCGGAGACCGCCTTCGTGATGACGAGGCCCACGCCGCCCACCACGGCGGCGACCGTGCCCGCTATGGTGAGGAAGCCGCCGATCGCGAGGACGACGAGCATGATGACCCGGACGAGCTCCTGATTTTCCTCAATCCACGAGCCGACCTTCGTGAGGACGGTCTCTCCGGCGCTCATGAGGTCGTTGACCGTGGGGAGCAGCGAGTTCCCGATCGACTCCTTGACGTTCTGGATGCGCTGCGTGAGCCGCTCGAACCGCTCCGGCTCTGTCTCATTGATCGCGTTCGCCATCTCCGTTGCGACGCCTGTGCCGGAGCCGAGGGCGTCGTACATATCGAGGATGTTGCCCTGTAGGTCGTCGGTCTTGCTGTAGAGTAGGTCGATGAGGGCCACGGCCTCGGTGTCTCCGAAGGCTTTTTGCAGCTCCATTTTTTCGGCTGCGTCCATGGTCTCCCCGAACTTCCCCCGGAGCAAGTCCAGGATTTCGGGCATAGATAGGAGTTGATTGTTCGCGTCCGTGAAGGACAGGCCCAGGGCCTCGCCGCCCTTCGTCGCCGATCGTAGGAACGCTTTGTACTTCGTGCCCGCCTCGCTGCCGCTCATGGTGGCCTGTAGCATACCGAGGATGGAGAGCTGCTCCTCGAGGGGGACGTTCGACGTCGTCGCCGAAGCGCCGAGCGTCTGGATGGCGCTCGCCATTTGCGAGCCGTCCGTCTTGAATTGCTGCACCGAACGGGCAATACCCGCCGAGAACATCTCACCGAACTCTAGGTCGGTGAGGTCGTCATAGTAGCCCTTGTAGATGCCGTAGCCCGTCGCAAAGAGGGACGTCATCTCCCCGATCGTGGACTTCGTCGCCTTTGCGGTGAGGCCCGAGAGCTCGGTGAACTGGGCGACGCCCTCGTCGGAGAGGGAGGCGATGCCGCTCTTGATGTCATAGGCTGCGCTGATGAAGTCGGCCTTCGTCGTTCCGGCCCATTGGTCGGAGAAGTCTCGGGCCGCGTCCTCAATGGCTCCGAGGTCTTTGACGCCCAGCGAGGCGAGCTCGCCGATCGCCCGGCGCGTCTCAAAGGTGGCCTCGACCGGGGCGAGGACGGCCCCGGTGATCTGCGAGCCCATCTCCTGCATGACTGCCCCCGACTTCGCCACGCTGCCGAAGGTAGCGCCGAGGGCGTCCATCTTGGACACGTCGGCCCCCACCCGGGAGGCAATACTCGCCATAGGCCCGGAGAGGTTGTCGACCATGTTCATGACAAGGGACAGCTTGAAAACAGACTCTAAACTCATGTGACCGCTCACCTCCTTCTTTCAGTTTGGAGGCTGTCTATAAAAGCGACCGCGCCGCCCGGGGTAGTCCGAGGAGAAGACCTCGGAGATCGCCCGGGCGACGATGTCCTGCTCAAGCTGCTGGATGAACCGCGCCTTCGCGAGATAGTCCAGCAGCTCGCCGAAGTCGTCGATCGCTTCGGGGTCAAATTTCTCTAAAAGAGGCGGGGGGACGTAGCGGTATATCTCAAGGAGGGCGCTCTCGGTGAGACTCTCCTTTATCCCCGCGACCCTCTCTTTTAGAGCTTCTTCAAATTTACATCATTCCCCAGGCCCAGCAGCTCGCCGAGCTTGTTCCCGATCGTGATAGAGAGGCCGGGATATTCCTCCATATCTGCGATGAGGCGCTCCCGGTCTTCGTCGACGACCGAGTCGAGGATGAAGGTCTTGCTCGCCTTGGAGATGCCGATCTTCGACATGGTCTTAACGAAGCGGTCGTAAACCGGGACGCTGGGCCGCTTGAAGTAGTAGCTGATCTCCTGCTCGTTCTCGTCGTCCACGGGGACGGTGACGCCGACCTTGTAGACCTTGCCGTATTTCTGCTTCATGGCCTCGGTGGGGGCGGGGTTTTCGTTCTTCTTCGGGTCTTCCATCTGTTAATACCTCCGTTTTTTCTCGATTATCTTGAGATGGTGCGGCCCGTCAAACGGGCTCGACGCCGTCCTCCACAATGCCGCCGACGATCATGAGGTCGATGTCGACGGTGAGGGTCTTGTCGCCCTGGGCCGCTTTGTGGCTGCGCTTGACGAAGACGACCCTCTTGAGCTCGTCGATGCGCGTCCGCCCCCCGGGGTTGCCGTAGGAGACGACCACGGAGGGAAGCTCCACGTTGTAGAAGGACTTCCCCGTAGCCTTGCAGTAGTCCAGGACGTCGTCGAAGTCGTCGCGGAGCATGGACATCTTGCCGGACGCCTTATAGTTGCCCTTGCCGTAGCCCCGGGGCCTGTAGCCCTTGCCGTAGGACTCCTCCATCTCCTGCTCGTCGTCGTAGCTGATCTCCTGGACGACGAGGTTCAGACCGGGGATTTTGACGTCGACGTCGCCCCATCCGTAGTTGATACCGTTGACCTTGATGCTCATAGAGTTTTAACCTCCTTCCTTTAAGCGGTGGGCCGACGCCGGGCGAGGTCGATGTAGACCTCCCGGATGTAGCCCCGGGACAGGTAGCGGATTTTCGTCCGCATGGTCTCGTCCTCGATGAAGGTCTCCTCGTGCCCGTCCATGAGGATGATCTCGGCGGCGCTGATCTCCTTCGCGTCGATCATACGCTGCAAGGGCTCAAAGAGGAATTTGCAGCGGGTCTCAAGCTCGCCTTGAATGTCCTCGAGGTCGATGTCATCGTTCATGAGGTCGAGGCCCTTCTTCCGGGTCTCCCGGATGATCTTGTTCAGGACGCGGACATCCTCGGCGTAGCGGTAGTCGCTGCCGTCCGGGGAGAGCATCTTCGTGTGGTAGACGAAGTAGTCGTCCTTTCCGTCGTACTCCCGGAAGGTGAGGAAGCCCGCGAGATCGAGGAGCTCGATGATGTCGTTGTCCAGCTCCACGGGGAGCGTCTGCTCGAGCTTCGTTTTGCGGATGCCGAAGCCCGCCTCCTCCCGGGTCTTGCCGATGGAGGTCTGGACGCTGGACTTCGCATATAGGCCGGAGACAAGGCCCGCAAGGTTGACGATCTTCTTCGAGCCGTCCAGCTTGACGAGACGGCCCCAGGCGGTGACGACCTGGATGTTGTAGTTCCTCACCTTCTTCGCCTTCGCCTCCATGGCGAGGGCCCAGTCGGTGAGATCGCCCTCCTCGCTGCCGCCCGCGCTGGGCGTGGGGAACCCGGCCTCCATGACGAAGAACATCGGCTTGTGGAAGGTCTCAAAGAGCTGGACTTGCGCCTCACCGACCGCTTGCCAGAGGGCGAGATCGCTCTCGCCGACGATGTGGACGAACTCGTACTCCTCGGCGAAGTTTTGGAGCTTCGTGATGGCGTTGAGGACGTCGCCGTTCGTCATGGTCGGGGCGGTGGTGGCGAAGGTGTAGGCGTCGTTCACGAGGAAAGAGCTCGGCTTCTGATCTTCCTCCGCCGCCTCGGTGAACTTGAGCTTGAGCCCCGTCCCCTCGAGCTCATACTCGCCCGTCACGGGGACGGTGATCTCGTCGGTGAAGCTGCTCCCGCCGTCGATGGAGACGGTGAAGGCGGCGGTATTCAGTCCGCCCTGGGCGGTGATCTTCACCACGACGGAGAAGGCGTTCGTCGGGGAGCCGTCGACCGTCATCCTGCCGCCGCCGTCCCCCGTCCGCTTGACCTCGCCCAGCTCTCCCGCCGTGGTGGCGGAGACCGGGAGACAGTAGATGCGGTTCGCGCCGAACTGGACAGAGTCCATGACGGCGTCGGCCAGGGGGGACAGGCCGAGGCGGCTCTTGATCTGCCCGGCGTCCATGGCTCCCGTCACGACGATGGGGATGTCGGAGACCACAGGGGAGACGCCGATCTTGAGATGCCGCCCGTCGCCCGTGGCGGTGGCGAAGCCGAGGTTCTTGTCTGTGATGTGGTGTTTGACGTCTCGGAGCATTACTTCGTCATCTCCTTCTTCGCGGCCCCGCTTATGGGGGCCGAAGTGAACTTCTCAACCGCCCCGAGGAACTCCTCCTCGGTGACGGTCTTCCCGGGCTTCCAGCCTTTGGCGGCGCACACGCCCGCGAAGACGGCCCGGTTGATCTTCTTCTCGCTGCGGAACTGTTCGATCGTGAAGACCTTCGGGGCCTCCGCCCCGGGGCTTGCGGTCGGCTGCTCCGTCTGGCCCGGGGCCCCGGCCCCGGCTTTTCTCTTGTCAGCCATTAACAGGCTCCTTTCCGTTTTCTTTTTCGATTGCTTCGATTTCGACGTGAGTGAGCGGGCCGAAGCCGGTGTCCTTGTATAGACCGCCCTGGAAGGTGATCGCCACTTGAACGGCGATTTGTGCCTTGAGTATGGAGTCCTCCTTATTCACCCAGTCCGCGCCCTCCACCTCGACTGGGACAAAGTCACCGTTGACGTAGATGCCCCGGTCGAGGCTTTCGAGAAACTTCTCGAACATGGCCTCAACGGCGTCGTCTGTGTAGTCGCCGATCGTCACGGTGAAGGTCAGGTTTCGGTTGAAGACCTTCCGTCTCTTTTTCTGCGCTCCCTGTTGGTCTTTGTAGAGTGTTTTGGAGCCGTTTCGGGAGATGGCCTCCTGCTCGAATATGACCGCGCCGATGTGGCTCTCCTGACTTTTCTCGAGGCCCTTGAGGGTAGTGTAGGGTTTGGACTTGAGCCCAGCCTCCTTGAGCTTTGCGAGCAAGTACGCCTTGCTCTCGCTGTATAGTGCCAAATTATCCGCTCCCCTCTATGAACTCTTCGACGGTTGCCTTGATCTCCTGCATATCCGCTTCGGAGAGGCCCAGGAAGGGCCGGGCGGGAATTTTGACTTTGACCTGTTTCTTTGTGACCCAACGCCCGCCCACTTGGAAGCGGAGCCCCTTTGAGGTCTTCGCCCGGATGGTCCGGCCCTTTTCCCCAAATTGGTGCGTCGCCCCGTGTTTGACGTTGGTGCCGACTGCGAAGCCCTTCTCGTCCGAATAGGACTTGATGGAGTTTCGGAGCTGCGACGTTTTGATGAGCGTCTTCCCGCCCACGGCTGCGGCCCGGATGGAGGTCTTCCATCTTTTCCCGTCCGGGCTCTTGCTTTGCCGGAACCGCTCAAGCGTAGATTCTCGGGCGGTCTCGGCGAGGGCTGCGTTGAGGTTCTTCCGATCAAGCTCCGAGTAGGCCCTTATTCTGCGAAGCAGCGCGGAGACGTCGCCGTCGAGCCGTATGCTTGTGCCGGGCATGGAACTACATCCCCTTCATGCTGCCCCGGCTGAAAAGCCGGGGATTTGACTGGACAGTGAATCCGACCGCAGCTGCGCTTTCGGGATCTCCGTCAGCATCGGCCCCGAGGGAGACCTTGCCCTCTGCCACCAGCGTGAGGAACTTGACCGCCGCATTGTAGCGGTTGAGGTAGGTCTTCTGGTCTGTTCCCTCGTCGATGCCGATACGGGAGAACAGGTTGTAGACCGCGATGTCCTTGGAAAATTTGTTGATGACCTTGGGGGCGGGAGCGAGGGGGACGGCGTACCTCTTGGCAAGGTAGCCGTCGATCTCGCCGTCTGCGTCGGCGATCGCCGCATCGATGATAGGGGCGATCAGCTCCTCCCGCTTCGCGGGCTCCTCGATAAAGGTGTCCCCGATGATCGCGTTGAGGGCGTCGTCCTTAATCATCTCCCGAACTTCCGCCCTGGTGCTGTAGCTCATGCCGC